CGATCAGCAGCAAGTTTTCCTCGCAGCATGTCGTAGCGCTTCTCAATTTCAAAACGTTTGGTTGCAGCCTCTTCTGCCAGCTTGTCCTTGTTCTTCGCACCGTGGTCATATAGGTTAGTGGCAGCAATCTCTTTTGCCTCTGTATCATCAATCAGTTTCTGTCGATCATTGAAATACTTCTGCTGATCGTTATAAAGTTTGAGGGCAGACACTTCATGATGCTTAGCCTTGTCTTGCTCCAGCTTCATTTCCTTATCTGCGAAATAAGAAGCCTTCTCAAACTCCATTTGCAATTCAGCGATACGCGAATTCACCTTGGACATACCAAGGCCGGGAGTTGGTGTAACTTTCTGCTTGTATTTCTTCTCAATGATTGCCATTGCTTCGGCATCTGCTTCAGCAGAGAATAGTTCAGACTTAAGCCCTGCTGCCTTAATCGCTGCACGGTCTGCTGCATCGCGCGCAGTTTGTGCTGTTAGAGTATCCTCATCCTTGCCCATATCAAGCAGAGTACGGCGATGGATAAGCGCCAATTCTGCTGTGCGAGCAACCTCTTTGTTGTGCTGCTCTTGCTTTTCTTTCTCAGCTTGATCCCTGATTTTCTTTTCAAGCCTAGCCACTTCTGCAATAGCATTGGCTTGGTGGGTTTGTTCAGGATGTACACCATTCACACCTTGAATCTGAGCGAGATTGTCCTTGGCATCTTCCAGTTGCTCTGTCAGCGACTTCTTATGGAATACGTTATTCCACATCTTAGAAGCCTTCTCGGCAATGGTGTCAAACAGGACGCCAATAGGAGTAAGGTTGTTCTTAAGCTCCTGAACACGCTTTTTCTCTTCTTCGGCCAAACTACCAATTGCTTTCTTGGATGCCCCTGCTGCATCTCCAATACGCTCCAAATGGATAATTTCATCCAGCATTTGTGGAGTGAGGAAATGAAGCTGCTTATCAAGCTCCATTGCTGCTTCAGACACACCTTTGAATCCACGCTGAGCGCCTTTAATCGGCTCAGCAGCAAGCTTTTCGAATTGCTTGATTGTGTTGTCAATTGCAACACCACCATACTTTTCAAGACCTACAGCAGCTTCAGTAATCAACTTGATTTGGTCAGCAGTGAATTTGCCAGTGGATGCCAGTTGGATAACAGCTTCACGAGCAGCACCAAACTTGCCTGTAGCCTCGCCAATCTTGTTAGCCATGTCATACAGTTGATCGCCTGTAACACCGATTGAGTGACCTGTCAAAATCACTTCATTGCGCATTTCTTTCAGTGCGGTACCACTCTTAGTGAATGTCCATATTGCTGTACCCACCACTGCAACAACAGCAGCCACAGCAGCAACAAGCACTCCCAAACTCACTCCAAGGCTTGCTGCAAAAGCACCAGCTTTTTCAAGCACGCTAGGCAAGAAGTTAATACGTTCTGCCAACACGATAAGAGAGCCACCAAAGCGCTGAAACTGCCCTTGGCTAAGCTCGTGAGTCAACACCATCAGTTCGCGTGCAGAGCCTGCGGTGAGGAGGTTAAAGGACTCGTGCGGGCCTTTTGCATTCTTGATGGTGTTGATATAACCGTCAATTTTATCCTTGGACTCACTGCCTGCCTGCATAAGTCCAAGCTGTGCTGCTTTAGTACGAAGCTGTTCTGCGTTATATTCGCGGAGTTCTTTAGTAGTCAAGCCAACTTTTTCAGCTTGCGTCTTAAGCATAGCTGTGAACGCATCTCCATCGGCTTTCAGAGCTTTTGTGTCAGCATCCAATTTGGCATTAATCGCCATAGCTTCAGTCTGAGCTTGACCAAGAGCTTTCCAAGCACGTTGCTTATCTTCGATAATAGCTTTGCCGTGGTCGTTCTCAAGAGCCTTCTGTGCTGCATCCAATTCCCGGTTGATTTTGAGTGCTTCAGCTTGGGCTTGCCCCAAAGCTTGCCATGCACGTTTCTTATCTTCGATGATGGCAGCAGAGTGAGCATCGTCAATAGATGTAGCTTGCCGCTTATCGAAGGCAGCATTCATGCGATTGGCAAGCTCTTGTTCAGCAGCATAGCGTGCCTCAGCAGCGTTCTTCTGAGCTTGCTGTTTCGCCAATACATCTTGATGGTCTTTCTCTCGCTTGGCCGCCTGATCGGCGTAATAACCTTCAGCACCGGCACGCAACTTATCCATCATTACCATGCCATCGTAAAGCTCCTGCTGAGCAGCAATAGCAGCTTTGGCAGCTTTGTCGGCATAATATGTGTTGGATTTCTCCGTCATCATATCAATGATGGCGTTGTACTGAGAGGCAGCTTGTTGGGCAGCATCTACTTGGGCTTTGGAACTATCCTTAGAGGATTGAGCAAGCTTAGTTGTACTCTTTTCGGCTTTCTCGCCAGCCGCTGCGAGGTCGTTAAGTTGTTTAGTTGTCGCCTCGATACCCGACCCGGAAACCACGACTTGTAGTGAGCTTGCCTCTAGTGCCATATTTAAGCCTTTCTAAATGCATTCAACGCATCGCGCATCTTTATTGCCAATGCAATCTTGTCTACTTCTTCATCTTCTTTTTGTGGTGCGTATGGTGCAGGACGTTTCGGGTCCGTTGCACGAGATGCTTCAGCACAGTATGCTTCTGACATCTTCTTCAGTGTCTGCCGCTCCCAAAGAGTTAGCTCTAGCTTGTTCTCTGTACGGAAGGCTTGCAACTCCTGCCAAGATAGCGGAGCAAGGCCCATGCCAGTGCTAGTTCCTTGGCCTGATAAAAAGAATAGCTCCTTTAGGTGTGCATAAGCCGAGGGGATTTCGGGCAAATTTACCTCTAAAGGAGCTATTGTTGTACTGCTTATATTGTCTTCAGGTAAATCTGAATCTATTCGTTCTTGAATAAGAGGCACATTGTTTTGAATGGCCTCTAGTCGAGAGCAGCTTTGCTTGTCAGGCGTAGCACCAAGCCACGCCATTTGTCTGACATATAGCAGAAGCTGTTCTTCGATTATTTCAAGAACGCCTCCGTCTTTCCCAAGAACTCATTAACCTGCGTTTTAATCCAACCAAAACGCTCGTCCGAGTACAGTTTACGGAAAGCTTCTTGGGAATCTACAGGCTCGCCGTCAAGCGTAAGATTCTCAGCAGTGACCGACAGAGCAACAAGGAAGTTTACGCTTTGTTCGCGCGCCTCTGCTGGAGTGGCTTCACGCTTGCCGCGCTTCGCTGCTGCTTTCATCATCGCGTCCACAGCGCGTGCATAGGTTTGCGAAGCTTGGCCCTTGAGGATAATTTGTACAGGCTTGGTTTCTTCCTTGTCAGCGTACAGTGGCATATCAGTTGCCGGATGGGTGAGGTGCAGTGCAGCTTGGTCTTCAAGAGCGAGTTGATTGAGTTCGAACGACATATTAAAATTCCTTTATGGTAGAGTTGTTAGGGGCTATTTTGCCCCTCAGTTAATGAAACTATTAATTCTTCTATTTTTAAAATTACAAAATTGTTGTCACACTGTAAAAATGTTTCTGTACAGCCGTCAAATTTCTCAGTTGGGGATTTGTATAATGACCTTAAAATTTCTAAAAGTTTCGTTTCCAATCTTAGAGGGACTGCGCCATCGCAGAAACTAAACTCCTTTAAAATTTCAAACTTTTTTCCAGATGTCTTTGAGACACTTTTTAATCTTTGTATCAGGTTGTTGTTTGTAATCCCGATTTTTGTGTAATCGTCTGCCACTAAAACATACAGACTACCAGCCTTATTTGGACGATATCCGTTCTTAGCGCACTTGATACAACCGCATCCTACTCGGAACGATGTAGCACCTATTAGGAAGTCTCCATGTTCCCTGCAAGTAACAGTGATTTTATTATTTTTACCGGTGTAGACAACTTTATCTAAGATGTAAGTGTCACCGTGTATGGAAACTACATCGTCTAAGAATGTTTCAGACCTTTTTGCAATTTTTGTGCGCGACTGCTCTTTTCTTGAGCATTTAGGGCACCCATAAGTAAGTGTTAAGTGGCAAGTTGGAGTCTGGTAAAACAACCCATGCTCATGACATCTAATAGCTACTTTGTAATTTGCACCTCTGTACTCCACTAAAGAGTAGTCATACCTACACCCAAGCTTATTAACCGCGTCTGCTACGAATTCTTCAGTCGTCTTCTTTCTCGTCATAAAGTTCTTCTTAAATATTCTAAACAAAGAATGCTTAAGAAGTGCTTTACCGACACTTCTCACAACATTTATAGAGGCGCTTCACAGCGGTACTCTTGTTACTTAAAGAGGGCGTGAGCCCTCTCCTATTAGAACGTAACCGGAATCGAATCCAGTTCGATGTCAACGTTCATTTGCAGAATCTGCTCCGCAGTTCCTACTGTGGTGGGTGTACCAAGTACGATGCCTGTAAAGTAGTCCGACACCCCAAGTGCGGTGGGATAGACCACTTTAAACGACTGCGAGGTCCGATTGTTAGCAGCAGTTTGCAGTGCAGTGACATCTGCCCCAGCGTGGCGAGCCAAAGTGACCGAGAGTGTGCCTGCATCGACACTTGTTGCACGTTTGACAACTACTGCGGTGTCAATCGGAACGTGCTTCACGGTGCCCGCTTTTGCACCGAACGTACCCATATTGCTGACCTCAGCGATAAGAATCCAACCTGAGACAGCAGTATAGCCAGCTTGGTCAAACGAAGAAGGGAGGTTAGGCGAGATATACAGTTTTGTAGTTGCGCTAGTAATAGCAGAAGAGCCAGCCATTTTATTTCCTTTTAAATTTTAAAAATTAAACCCACAGCCGAGCTTTTACGCCCGAAGCTCCGGTGACAGTAACAACGCCCTGCAACCAAGCAGAAATATTGTCAAGTTTTACTTGCTTAGTCTGACCAGCAGCCAGAGCAACGTTATAGCCAGCGCTGACATCAACAGTCTGCCCAAGACCCTGCACAAACAGAGTGGTAGAGCCACTACCGTCAATATTCGCAGTAAGAGTGCCAGCGGTATCATTCGTAAGCTCTAGCACTTGACCCGAACCAGCAACATAAGTAAGAGTGTCCGAAGCGGATAGCACAGTGGTTGTAACGGCTACAGCAGAAGTAGCTGTGCTGACGTTGTTGGTTTGCGTAATAACAGCCATTTAAATTCCTTTAGAATTGGTTAAATTTCTTGCCTATATTTCACCCTCACAGCAGCCATCCTGAACTTTGCATCCTGCATAGGAGGACTAGCATTCGGAGGAGATTCTACTGAGAAAGTTGTGTATCGTTCCTTGTCATTCACAGGGAACAGTGCTATGATGTTTTCTGTGAGAGCTTCAAGCTCCCGCATGCCCTTGCCGTCCAGTGTATAGCAATTGATTTGAAAGGTGCCGTACTTCCTGATACGAGAAGCATCCACCGTGGCATTCATTGACGCGCTATCTAGGAACAAGATTTCTAGATAGGGGCCATTGGTAGGCTTAACGAAAGGGACGCCTTCGTATGCGATAGGGATGGGTGGCGTTTGTGCTGCTGCAAATGTTGCTACAGCCGTTTCAGCTTCTTGCCGAATGTTCATATGATTGTCTTCAGATAGGTGAACGAGTTAGCCACAGGTGCATACACTCTGCGCATACCAGTCCAAGTCCAACCGGAGATTGGGTCTTTACCAGCAGGCCAGCCAGCGTATTCGACACGGAACGCATAATTAAGATTGTTGGACAAAGAAACAAACCCGTCCTTCTGAAAGAAAGCATTGCTTTCCTTAACAATGCTTTCAATCCTAGCTATGCTATCTGAACCGTTGCTTGTAGCTCCAGTGATGCTCATGTCGAAGCTGTTCACAGCAGGAAACCAGTTGGCAACAAAATGGCCCGCAACATACGGGCCGTCACCTACATGGGGAGAATTCTGAACAATACGGACAAAGTATTGATAGGCAACCCAAGTAATCTTGTAGTTCACTTCTTGCAGAACACGTTCGATGTTCTTCTTAAGATGGTCTGAGAATACTCCCAATGCCTTCTCCTTTAATTCAGAATTATATCATCAACAAGGCTTCTTGTCAAATTTTACGCACTCTTAGTGATGTCTTGTTTGTAGATGTATGAGTCTTTCACAAGTGTGCGTTTGTACCCTTGTCCATCCGTCATCTCAATATCAAAGTAGAAAAATCCAATTTGATTTGCCTGAGCCTCTGTAGGGGCAAACTCTACAACACCTGTTGCGGCGTCTGTAATAACACCGTCAAGTTGGTACACTTGTGTTGTAGTATCTACGGGGTTCTGAACAGAGTTAAGTGTCAACTTGAAAGAGCAACCCGCCAGATTCACCACATCACCTGTTGCTGCATTAGAGATGGTGAAACTGTCTGCGTAAGTATCACCCCTAGTTCTAGTTATTTGCATAAATGATTCCTTAGTTAAGGGAGATGTTATATGGGTTGCCAGACAGTGTGATTTGGTACGGAGATAACACAAGCGCAATATTAAATTTATCGCCAATCGCCGTGTAGTGGACACCACCTTCTGTTGTGCCATGCACTGTTGATGTGCCTGTGGCATTGCACATTACCGCTGCCACTGTTGCTGTTATTGTACTTATTACGCTAGTGCCAGCAGAGAACCCTGATGATTGCACAATCATCATTGTAACAGGTTGAGAGTTGCTTGTTCCTGTTGATGTACCCTGTGTCGTGCTTACAGAGTTTGCACTTGCTGTAACTGCGCCATTACCTGTCGTATTGCCAGAAGACGAAACAACTGCTCCGCCGTTCGCGTTAGCTGTAGACAATCCACTAATGGTGCCTGATGCAATAATAATGGTATTACCAGTTGCATTTGCAGAAGACGCTCCAGCAGAAGAGCCACTAGCAGACACGATAGAATCTTGCTGTGCATTGCTACCTGTGCCGCTAGCAACAGATGTGCCGTAAGAAGCTCCATCCACTTGCCAAATTGCAACTCCCTCGGCTGTAACACCAGACAAGCAAACTACCGAACCCTCAGTTGAGGTAATCGAGAGTGTTACACCTGTTGCGCTGGATATGCTGTCAGCACTTCCAGATGTTTGCCAAATACTGCACGAGGTTGCTGATACATTCGCCCCGGCGACACTAGAACCTGATGCTGTTACGATTGTGACGGCAGATGCAGATGCAATAGATGATCCTGTAGAACTGCCCGCTGCCGCTACAGTACCAGATGTTTGTGCTGTTCGCGGCCCTACTCCAAGTGGTTGTGTTCCGAGAGGTGAAAGGCCCAAAGCCATATTACACCTCTGGCCAGCCGGTTAAATAGTCGTAAGCAATAACATCTTCAATTGACACCATCGCGGTCACAGCATCCCTGTGTTTCCCGTCTGTCCCGCCAATTGCTGTTTCACACCCGATGAAGCGAGATGCATTAGTATTCACCTTACTAACAAGTTCTGCCACCGATATTCCTCGTGCAGAAGCTTCCGCTGAGAGCATAGGGCATTGTGATGGATCACCTGATGCATTAAATTTTGCAGCTTCCGCTGCTTTAATTGACCAGCTTGCCATTTCACCAGCACTCACTGTGGAGACTACTTTGTCACGAAGAGATTTGGCGTGAGCAGAAATGGCATTGCATTTTTCTGTCTTCACATAGTTCAGGGCATCACTTTCAGTGTATCCATTGATAAACTCTTGTGCCACAATAGGATCACTGGCAAATTCTCCTGAAGAGCCACCTTCAATCTGAATACCTTTATCTGCCAAAGCTTCATACATACCCGGAAGATACCCCGCAGGAAGAATGATTCGGCAGTCTTCGTTTTCGTAGATTCTCATTTGAATAACCCCACTACTTGCCCACCTCCAGACCGCGTATATGCGTTAGATACACTAGCATCCCCGGTAGATGGCAATGCGCCGTAAGTGGCAGATTTATCGAACATCATAAGATCACGGCCCCCACCAGATAATGTACTGCACAGACCATGACCGAAATGGGATAATCTCCGCAGAGAAATAGCACCACTAGATTGTAAGCACAGCCAAACAAAACCCGAAGGCATCCAGAAAGGAGTTGCCATTGTCACAGCCCTAAAGCCTGTAGCGCCAGTGTCAATTTGAGATGCAGAAGTAAATTCAGTGAGAAGATTTCCGGGACCACCTGTGGTTAGGTCTAAATCATAAACACCCATGCGCAGTGTCGAAGATACCACTGCTGTTGTAACATCTACAGCAACTTGAGAAAAAGGTCTTCCGTAAATATACTCACACGGAATATACAGGCGCGAACCTGCTGTCATAGCGTAGGCTGCTGAGTTACTATCGTAAGTTACACGAGTATTGAAAGGTTGCCACACATCAGAGTTTGAAGATGTGACATTAAATGTGCTAGTAAGTGGTGCCTTCTGCGTATTTGAACCACCACCAAATGTAATAACAATATTGGCGGCTGTGGAACCGAACGTTAATGCTGTCGGATTTGATTTGTTGTAGGTTCCACCCGACGACCACGTTTTTAAGATGTTGCTGCGCGTCAATACGTTAGTTGCTAAGTTAACTGTACCGACTCCAGACTCTTCCTTCAGCAATGAAGTAAGGGTGGAGTCTGTGTACTCTGCAATCTGGTATGCCATCGCCAACGAACCGGATGTGCCAAAAACATCAGTAGGTTGCGGAAAGCCATCCCCCCTGCTGGCAAGCTGCAATGTGCTCGCACCCCCTGTTCCGTTATGTGTGCAGCGAAGAGCGTCTGCAAACATAATCAGTCCTCGGTAACCAGATTTGCAGCAGTAGTAATACGTGGAATTACGCCTACAGCCATAGTGATGTTAGGTGTGAGCGTGCCGCTATAAAGAATCTTACCAGTACCCGACGAAGACGTACCAATCGAGAAATGGGTGAGTGCTGCGCCCGGAGAGGCTGTACACGAGGGGAAGTCGAGGTTGCTAACAAGATTAACTGCGTTGGCAGTGACCGTGAAGCCTGCCGAAGAACGGGCAACACTCATGCGTGTGTAGCCTGTATATGCTGTTTCGCTGGTCGTTTGATTGCCTGCTTCGCCCGGATCAGCAGTGTGCAGAGCAAACCACAGATTGCCAGCAGCAGCACTTGGTTGAAGCCCCGCTGCGTCACCAATGTTAGCGATTGCAACATTGTTGAAGATGAGCTTCATGTAATCATTTTCATAAGCATCCGATTTGCCTGCCATGTCTATTTCCTTTTAAATTTATTCACGAACGTACAACTCATATAGAACAGCACCACCGGCTGTCATAGAGGTGTTAAATTGTTTTACAGTAACAATCTTGTAAGACACCCCATTAATCTTGATGAGGTCTTTGTTGGGTTTCGGTACAGGCATCGTCACTCCTGTTGCTTTTTGTGGAGGTTGGATGTACACTTGTTTATCGCCAGATTGCACAAGAGTGTTCTTCTCTTCTCCTAATCCTTCAGTCTTGCGAACATAGTCTAGAAAGACAGCATTCACTTGGAAGTTTTGATATGTAACAGAAGCTTCAGATGTGGACGGGTCATAAGCACCAAGCGTAGCAATTTGTAGAATTGCTGTAGAGCCGAATTGGCGCATCATTTGGGAGACGGTACGGTCAAATTGGCTGATAATCGTCATGCTCAATTCCCGTTAATATTGCCGTTTACAACAGCACCGCTGTAAGGGTCGAATGGACCTGTAGAGATTTGATGCAGGCGTTCGTCCGAAGTTGGATGAGTGTAAGCACCGTTGAAGTCTTCTTTGAATTGCAAGATTGGGTGCGTTTCGTCTGCGCCTGCAACGTAGGGAATAGGGCATGTATTTCCGAACGTAGGGTCTTTTAGAACTAACAGCAGGTAAGCTTTATATTGCTCAAATGCTTGTTGCCCATAAACTTCCAACACACCCATCTTACTTTGCGTGTTAAAAGCCAGCCCTGCAAGTATATATTGCCCACACAGAATTGTTGCTGCCCTAAGATTGCCATTGCTGTCGTCCAGAGCAGATTGATACACTTCGTCAGGAAGTTGGGGAATGTCTAAATAATCACCTAGTCTATAGCGAAGCTTCCCGATTGGTGAACTCAGGTCGATTAGTGGCATGTTTGCTCCTTAATAAATCTCCTTAGCATAAGAGCCTCAAAAGAAGCTCTTACAGTCAAGAGACTTAAGCTCTCGTGAGAGAGCTTAACATTCTTAGTTGCTCGACGTAACTTTGATGATCGAAGCAGGGCGAGTGGTGAAATAGAGAGGAGCGGCTTCCATCTCAAATTCAACATACTCATCGCGCGGATCAATGTATGAGCGAACGAACAGTTCTTGGCCCGGTTGGTTAGCTTCCGACAGTTTAGCCGAAGGACCGTTATAGCCACGGAACAGGTCTTTCACACCTTCTGCGTAGGCGATGCCCGACGAAGCAGCAAATGCATCTTCAGTGGTGCCACCCGGCAGATTGAACGTTGCGTCATACGAGACAAATTTAATGCCGCGCAGAGTGAAATGGTCCATGATGCCCCACTTCATGTACTCGGTGTTGTCGTCACGCAGAACTTGGTTGCCAGCACCATTCGCCATGTAGAACTGATATGCATTCTTAACGTTTGCATGCGAAATCAGCTTGTCGTAGAACACCGGATCAACCAGCACCGAAACACCCGAAATAGCGCCACCATTCAGGACATTCTTAGCGATAGTGGTTTTCAGTTGGCGAATAATCGAATCAACGTTGGTAGTCGAAGTACCAAGCAGGAAGTCGATAGT